TGCGTTGGTTGTACCTGGTTCTGAGTTTTCGTATGTAGCGTATCCTGATGTTGTTGAATCAATGTTTGAAATAAACAACGGAGATGCACCTACGAGAATGTTTTTAGCATTACCTGCGTTTTGTGCCATATTGTGTTTCCACCTCCTGGAATTCTTAAAATATTAAGTTGTTAAATTTTAAATCTTAAAATCTTGGCTGGCTAGGCCTTTCCTCTTGGTATAAGTTTATTGTATTTCGGGTAAAAAGGCAAACCCTAGAGGAACCTGCCCTGGCCATCTGTTATTCTAGAATATTTTATCTCTAATATGACCTCTGCCGAGAAAAAGCCTTGAAGCTCTTCTGAGGGGGCTGTTGGGGATATATCAGCCACCCATACGCTATGGAATTTAAATTTATCTGACAGATCGTTCCATTTATTAATATCTCTTGCTGACTCGTCCATCCTTCTAAACTCGTCAGTCATATAGTTTCTAATTTCATTAATATCTGATATATCGGTTGAGTAAAGGGTAAACAATATCTGCTCACAACAGATCAGCCAATTATCCTCATAGGACATACCAATCTTGTCATAGACAATATGCTTTTTCCCGCTCAAGAACTGGTTCATTTCGGCTGCCTGCTGGACTGGAATAATAGGAACAATATTCTCATTTAGATTATCGCTCCAATAATCGTTTTCATCAAATATGTTTCTGGTATATAGTTGCTTCCAGAGGTACTTTCTGAGCTCCAGCATTGCATCTAATTTATAGTTTGCTGTCATAGTGCACCTCCAAATGCCAGTGATAATTCTGAATCCGCCTGCGACCTAATAGTGTTAGCAGTAAAGCTATATTGAACTTTCTTTATATTTGAAGGAACACTTAGTGCCTTAGTCATACTCGAATTAAATAGTCTCTGAAAACCAGACTTTCTAATTGAAGAGTTGACTAGTTGACCACTAAAGAATCTAGAGTGAGCTAGATTAAATTGATTTGTTGCGGCTGATCCTCCAGGACGTCTTACTGTAACCGAAGCCCCCTTTGGCATAAAGATGGTCTCTCCATTATATTCAAATACTAGTCTTTCTGCATTCTTTGGTCTTATTGTTAGAGGAAGTCCTCTTTCCATTACCTCTGCCTTATTTATAAACATGTGTCTGCGTCGGCTTGTTTCAGATGGAACCAAAGATCTAGATGGCTTAAATTCATAATTTACTCTAAAAGATAATCCGTTTTCAGATAGCTTATTTAGCTTAAATAACCTTGAAGACTTGTTTCCAGCCTTATTCCATTCATACACATGATGCAGTGATTTAGGTCTTGTTCTAGCAAGAGCATCTATATACTCACCAAAATCTTTATCTATCTGTTCAAATATAACCGTAGTAAATGCATGCTTAAATTGTTTATTGGTAGTAAGTTTTGATATGACAGAAGCGCTGTAATAAACATATGCCGATACCTGTGCCACTGTGCTATCCTTTAATACCCCTTTACGGTTTTCATACATAAGTCTCTCAAGACCGCTGGAAGCCTGAACTAGAAGATTACTATTGTCCAATTTGCTGGTTCTCCGATCTCTTCATAGATGAGTTATATGCTATCACACGACCAAATGGGTCTGTGACTGGGGTAGTTCCCATTACCTCAAATACGGTTGGAGTTTCGTTAGGAAAGTTTATTTCATGCCAGATAACATTTCCCTCGTTATCTCTAATGTTAGTAACCTTTTCTCGGGGCGTCAATCTTTCAGATGTTCTAACTTGAATAATTTGATCATTTAAATACTTGTTTGAAAAGATCTGCTTATCGCTAGATCTGGTTGTTGCAGAGTTGCTAATAACACCCTTTGCATGACAAGATACAGTTTTATAGTAGGACCACTCACGAACAATAGCACCAGTGTCTGCATCTTGAGTTTCGTTTTGCTTATAAACATCTAGATACATAGATAGCACTGAGTCTATCAAGTCGTTCATTAGATAATCTCTACCTTTGTTGTAAGGACATAGTCAGCTAATAGCTTATCCGCATAAGCATTTCCTGTACCAGTATGTGCTTCTCCAGTATACTCAAAATCCCAGTCAAACGTGGATATCTTCTTTATATACTTATTTCTCCATACAGTGTCTTTATTAAAGTAGTCCTTCATTAATTCGATTGCCGCCAGCTCTACATCGTCTGGAACCTTATCCCATCCAAATCGTCCTTGAACTTTATAAGGTACTCCAGATTGAAAAATGCCAGAACCGTAATCATTTATGGTTGGCGGAACCATTCCATTTGCTGTATATACGGTATTATCTAGCATTGATGCACGATTAATTTTAATTCCATATCCTGTTTCAGATATTTCTACTGGATAGTTCCAGTTATCTATTTCATTAATTGTATCTAAAAGTAGAACATCTCTTGCATACAGTTCATGTATTGTAGTAATTTTTGCTGGTAGCGGAAGAATGTCTGAATCATATCCATAAACAACATAAAGATCATCATACAGATAAAAGCTTTGTCCAGTGTGCTGCTCTATCTGTTTGCGAGCATACTTTTCAGCTGCCTGCAGTTCCTTATATGACCTATAGTTTGGGTCAGAAGAATCTGTACTAAAGCCTAGATCTTGAGCATGGTTGAAATCAACATATGGCGTTACTACAAAAACCTCATCAGACTTAGCAACGTTTGTGCCTTGAACCTGATACTCCCATTGAAGCCTTAAAGTTTTATTTCTTTGTGTATAGGCATAGGGAATGTTTACAACATATGAGCCAGGATTTAATTCATCAGCTTGTGAGGTAAGGGTTGCTATTACTTGAGCTGGGTTTATTCCTGGACTTATTGCTGGATCGTTTGTAACATCAAACAGTTTTACAACTGGAAGAGCGTCTGCATTAGATACATCACCGTTCCAAAAAACTTGATGCTTTATTGGCGACTGACTGTTTACATATATCTCTGCCATTTTATAGGCTTAGATTAGTTGTAATACTCCTGGACTTCCTTTGGAGTTGCTAATCTAAAACCCTCCTCCTTGTCAAAAATTTCTTGAGCGTCATCTCTGCTCATTGCTACAAATGGGTGCTCTTTTGTAAAAGTAACTCCCATAATATCATATCTAAAATTATCTCTGGTCATTCTAACCAATACTGTATTTTCTGGTTGTTCCGCTTTTGGATCAAACTTAGGTAGTACCTCTGTATCCATATTTTCTAATTCCTCTTCGATTTGCTTAATGGTCTTGCTATATACAGACCAGGTTACGCCCTCTTCTGCAAGAGCTGCGATTATGTCGGCCTTATTCTTTAAGCCCTGTGTTTCAACTGCAAAATCTTCTGCAATCTTCTTTAGTTCAGATATCTTTAATGTCTCAAATGACACGATAATCTCCTCATTCTACTTAAATCAATTATAGCATTACTAAATTAAAATGAAAAGCCCCCCAAAAATTAATTTAGGGGGCCTTCAATGGGATCTAAATCCTAATAATTAGGAAGCGACCTTTACGTTCTTTACAACGACCCAAGCGTCTGCTTGTTCGATTTGGACGCCAACACGAGTAAACATTGTGTACTCGATTGAGTCCTTACGTGGCCAGAAGAAGCGGTAAACTGTTACGTCACGCTTGATACCAATAACTACGTTATTTGGGAATGTCAAGTGAACGTCACCGTGTGAACCTGATGCTCCTGAGTGATCACCAGTCTGTGCTTCTGGAAGTAGTGGAACTTCAACAATTGGAATACCAAATGCGAATGGTGCCACATATCCTGCTGGACCGCCTAGAGGCTGTACGCCTTGTCCACGGATTACGCTTGAAGCGATATCTTGTGGGTTAGCTGATCCATCTGCACCGAGTAGTGATGCTGTGTATAGATAATCCTGAATCAAGTTTGAACCTGAAAGGAATCTAAGGTCAGAACGACGTTGCTTGTACTTACGTGGCATAGCCTTAAGTGCTGAGTTAAATACTGCACGGGAGATATTAGCTCCTGCTGCATCAACTACACGACCTGTTGACTTTGCCTTCTTTACTACACCGTCAAATGCCTTGTAAAGGTTGTCTGATGACAAAGCTGTGTTTCCGTTAAGAACTACATCTTCAATGTCATTTCCTGCTTGTGTTGCCATAAGTCTGGCAATATGATCTTCGAGATCAGCACCTTCAATATTGTCTTCTAGAGACTCAGTTGAAAGCTCCCAATCTAGACGAAGCTTCTTAGTTGTAAGAGAGATCTTTGAGAAAGTAACTGCTGCATTTGTTGCATCGTTATCTCCTTCAGTTGCGAGCTTCATAAGCTTCTCGCCGACTGACATACGATCAATCTCGGTTGTATCTGCTCTCATTCGGACTGTACGGGCGACCTTACCAATTACGGTTGCGTCGAACATGTAGTCTAGAAAGCGAGCTGATTGTTCTGGGTTAAGCAAACCGCCGTTTCCGTTTTCGGAACCACGGTGTGTACCTGTTCCACCTGTAGTGGAAGCAAAAGTACCTGTAGCAGTTGTACCTGCTGCAATTGCTTTTTCTAATGTTTCATTGCTCATTTATATTTCACCTACCTTTTTTTAGTTAAAAATTTCGTTTACGGAACCGAGGAAAGAACCGTTCCACTTTGATTTCTTGATTGTTACTTCCTGAGACCCGCCAAGGTCTGAGGACTTCTTAATTGCAGTCTCTGATTCTACTGCGTCGACACGCTTTTCTACACCATCAATCGTGTTCTTGATGTCTTGTACAGCACTTGAAAGTGCTGCATGTTGCTCTGCCAATTCTGAAATTCGAACATCTACGCTCTTGCTGAAAGTCTCAACTGTATCTTTAATAGCTGTAACTTGTGCGGCATTAGCTTCTGAAGCCTTATTTAGTGTGTCTGAGAAAAAGCCCTTAAGATCGACTAGCATCTTTGCAAAATCAGGTTCATCAACCATAACTTCTGATACGTCGGCTGCTTTTTCTAGAACTTCGGCAGAAGCGTCTGCT